TACGAGTTCCTGCCGATCGCCTGGGCCAAGTGGCACTTTATGGTGGATAAGGGTGAAGGCAGGAAGGACCAAGCCTCAACCTGGATGAGCCTGGCTCAGGACGGCCTGAAGCAGATGCTGGCCGAGCAGACGACCATTCCCGACTCCGACCTGACCATGACCCCCGGGCACCTCCCGTTCTGGACTGACAGCAGAAGCACCCGCTGGCTTGATTGGAGCTACACCTAAATGGCTCGCCACCAGGAAAACCTGGATGGCGGCCTTTGGACAGCCGAAGACCCGGCCCTTCTGGAACAAGGCCAACTCTCCAGCCTCAGGAACGCCGTCTACCTACCGAAGCAGAAAGGCCTGACTCGGGCCACCGGCAGGACTTCGTTCGGTCAGGTCTCAGCCAACGGCGTCACCGGCTTCAACGTCGATGGGCTCAGAAGCGTCCAGTTCGACAACGGCGACCAGTACCTCGTCGCCATGACCCCGTCGGCCTACTCGACGGCGGTGGTAGGGGACACCGGGACGTTCGGAACCCTGCTTACCGGCATCACCGGTGGGAACCAGCTGGAGCGGGTCCACTACCGTAACCGCTTCTTCTTGCTGAACGGGGTTTCAGCCGACAGCACCAGCATCGGCTCCAACCGGGTGATCTACCTGAGTGCGACTGGGGCGGGATCTGCGCCCATCATCCGGCAGTACGGGATGCTGCCGGTGATCTCAGCGCCCTTCGTCGATACGAGCGCCACAGCCTTCTCCCAGAGCGTGACGGGTTACTACGAGTATTGGACCACCGAGGTGGCGAAGCTCACCCAGGACTCCCAGGGCACCGCCACAGGGTCTCCCAACCTCACCCTGGAGAGCGCCTTCGCAGCCGAGACCGGGCCGACCACGGTCTATGTGACCTCGGTCAACATGGCCCCAGTGATCCACATGCCTACGGTGAGGAACCTGTCGCTCACCACCCACTGGCGGATCTACCGGTCTCCGAAGAAGGACAAGCTCACGGACAAGGAGTTCCCGGTCGGATTCATGATCTCGGAGCAGTCCACCGCTTCGGCGCAGGTGATTGATGGCCTCGCCGTCTCCAGCGCTTCTAGTTTGCCGAGCGCAGTCAACAACTCTGGCAACTTCTTCGATTGGGCCAGTGCTTCGTCTCTGACGGCGTCTGGAGCCAACTACGCCTCGGCGACGGTTCCAGCCCTTCCCGTCATCCAGCAGCAGGGAGCTTTTGGCTACAACTTCGGTGGGTTCTCGGGGAACGTCAAGGGCATCCAGGTCGAGTTGCTGGGCTACATCTCGGCGGGGACCGGGCCAGCCCCCATCTCGGTGACGATTGGCAGGCGCATTTCTACGGGCGGATTCGACATCAGCCTCCAGGACGCCGTCCAAGGGACGACCAAGATCGCCTCCAAGTCGGTGAACCTGACGGCAACGGGTACGGGCAGGCAGACGATCACGGTAGGGAGTTCAGCCGATCGCTGGTTCGCTTCCAACAAGCCCGGCTTGGTGGACACCGACTTCAACCCGCTGTTCATGACGGTGCTGGCGGTTAGCAAGCCCTCGGTGACGGTGGGGTTCGACTACGTCAAGACCACGGTGTGGTACGCCGCTACGGTAGACGGCACGGTTCAGTATCCGACCATCGTCTACACCTTTAGCGACATCGTCTCCCAGGTCTCGAAGAATCACCCACCTCCGAGCTCCAGCACCGGCGACCTCTACGAAGACTCGGTGGTGCTGAACGATGTCTCTAACCCCGCATTGGTGTGGTGGAGCTTCCCGGGAGAACCTGAGTCTTTCCCGCCGACCTACTTCATCGACTTCGAGACCCAAGACAACGACCGGGTCACCAACATCAAGACGGTCAACAACGTCCTGATGGTGGGGCTGAAGACCTCGCTGTGGAAGATCAACTCCCTCCCATCGGAGAGAAGTGCCAGCTTCGAGCGCGGTAAGGCGATCGAGGTGGTGTCTACCACCTATGGCATCGCCAATGAGATGTGCGCGTGTGTGTTCACCATGCCCGGCAGAGGGGACTTGCTGGCATTCGTCTCCGACTCTGGCATCCACGCGACGGATGGGTTCGGGTTCGACACCTACACCGATGGGCTGAACTGGGCGAACATCATCAGCACGAACCCCGCCATCATCAGCACCCCGCTAGCGCTCATCAATGACCCCTCGAAGCAGGAGTTGCTGTTCTACTTCAGGAATGATGCGCTGGACCCCGAGACCTTCCAGTGCCTGCATCTCAACTACTCGACCGAGCACTTGCAGGGCGGCAGGCCAAAGGTCTCAGGCCCAGTTCACATGCGGAACGCGGTAGGTGCAGCGTTCGCCAGCCTGGAGTCGGCCTGGCCGGTTCGCAGGAGCACGGGGCAGACCCAGATTTATCTGGGTTACGGCGGGACGGCAACTGCGGCCAGTGCCGGGTCGGTGATGCGCGAGAACGGTACGACCATCCCTGCGACCGACCCCACCATGGGCTACGTGACCCGGAGGATGTACCTGGCCGACTTCGCCAACGAGTGGTTGCTGGGTGACGTGTTCGGCTACACCAGCAACTACACCGGCACCCCAGCTATCTCCTACGTGGTGGAGAAGACCAAGACCAACGACGCCGGTACGGCCACCGCAGGGCCTAAGACCATCACCCTAGGCGGCCAGAAGCTCCACATGGTGAGCCCCAGGATCATGGGCGAGGGGATGCGGGTCAGCGCGAGCGTCAGTGCTTCGGCCTTCACCCAGGAGATGCTGGTCATCGACGGCGAGAACTGGACCGAGCAGGACAGCGGCCGATGAAGACCTTCAGCATCAACCCGATGGAGATCGTCGAGCCCACCGCCCCAGACTTCACCAGACGCCTCAGGTCGGCCCTAGCGCGGCTCAACGGTCTGGGTGAGGTAGTGGACTCAGGCTTCGCCCGGATCATCCAGGGCGAGGTCCCTAACGGCTCAGGGAACCCCATCCCGCTTCCGCCGGGGTTGGACGACTACTTCTTCCTGCCGGGCCGGAGTGCCAACCAGGTGGGTCACGGCGGCTCCTTGGCGTCGGGCTACCTCGCGCTCTCCAGCACCAAGGACACCACCAAGGGAAAGATCTACCTGGGAGAGTCCCTGACTCAAGCCGCCTTCGACGAGTCCACCGGCTACTTGGGTATTGGCACGGTCTCGCCCTCGGCGCTGCTGACCATCGCCCAGACTTCAGCGCTGACCTATAGCCGGGCGAACAGCGAGACTCCGCCGGGTGGTGGTGGGTGGAAAGGCCAGCCGGGCAGCGACAGCTCCAACATCTACGAATACATGAATGAGTCGGTAGCGGACGACTCGCTCTACATCGAGCAGCAGACCGGTGGCTCCACCTACTCGTTTGCCTGCCCCGACCCTGGGGGAACCACCTACACCGGTATCACCATCCACTACCGCGCGCGCAAGAACACCGCGACCGTCAACAACTTGCTTGTCACGCTGAGCCGCGCGGGCAACACCGTGCTCTCGCTCAAGAACGTTGGGGCGCTGGTTCAGGGGCCAGGCTTCACCGCCGGCAGCTACGCGCTCACCGGGGCGGAGGTGACGGACTTCAACACCGGGGTGGGGACGCTCGCTCTGTCCTTCGACTTTGGTGGCTTCAACCCCGATACCTGTGCGGTGAGTTGGTTCGAGATCGAATACACCATCGTCTCGGCTGGTGAGATGACGCGCTGGACCGATTCCTCGGGGACGGTACTGCTGGGGGTGGACGCCTCAGGCGACATCTTTGGTGGCCCGGCAACCGCTTCGACCAACATCCTGGCCAACAACGCCGCCAACTCAACCACCGCACGCATCTCGGTCACCTCGACCCCGGACATCATCTTCGACATTCCTACGGGTTCGGTGGACCCGGTAACCATCTCGCTGGGCCTGGCCTCGGGGACTTTCACCGGGACTTCGCTGGCGATATCGCTGGTGGGCTCGGCGGCGGCCAACCCCTCGACCTTCAGCATCTCCAACGTCCTGGGTGGGAACACCACCATCCCGATGAAGGTGATCCGGAAGAACGGCCAGACTGGCGACCTGTTCGAGTTCCTGGACTTCAACGGGAGCACCAAGCTCTCGTACTTCGACAAGGACGGGGTCTACAACGGCCCCGCCGTGCTGACCACGCTCTCGGTAGACGCCGCTATTCTCTACAGCACCGCCAGTCTTCCTGCGCTCCGCCTGAGAGATCAGACCGGCGCGGCGACCGACATGCTCCAGATCCAAGACGCCACCGGCGTAGCGACGTTCTTCCGCTGGAACGAGAACGCTCAGCAGATGACCTGGAGCAACGGGTCAAACGACATGCTGACGCTGAAGGCCGGGGCGACCTCGCACACCTTCGAACTGATCGATGGGCTCTCGCGCGAGATGCTTTACATGCACCCCGGAACGGGTGCGGCATGGGCGGATTCCTCCACCTCGGGGACCATGACTTGGTTCTCGTCCAACCCTGATGGCAAGCGGCTGATCGTCTCCAACTTCAACGGGGCGTTCAGCCGCTTGGGTTGGTGCTCGGCGCGGATGGTGATCGACAACACCACCAGCACGGTATTGGCCACGCCGGGATCGATGCTGGATATCGCCAACCGCCAGACAGCGGGGGACACGCTCCAACGGTGGATTCCCCACGCCTCCCAGTCGGTGGATACTTGGCAGGTCAGGGACGCGGCCGACACAACCTCCACCACCTGGATCGACTCGGTCGGCACCCCGCACTTCCGCAACTGGACCATCAACAACGCTGGTGGATTCTCCAACGAGCCCAGCAATGCGGTGTTCCATGTGGACTTCGGCACCTTCGGGACCGCCCCTGCCCTGTCGATCAAGGACGACGCCACCGGGTTCTACTATCACCTGGGCGTAGGCGGCGCGCTCGCCGCCGATGTGACGCTTACCTTACCGTCCGGGGGCGGCAACGTCCTAACGCACAGCAACACGATCACCGTCTCAAATAAGACCTTCGGCACAACGGGCAATCACCTGGTGTCCTCCACCGCCTCCAGCGGCGTGGACTTCATGGACACCTCGACCAACACCAAGAAGTTGCGGATGGTGCTGTCGGGGGCGACCGGAAATAACTCGTTCGTCATCTCCAGCACGGCGGCGCGGGCCTACACCTTCCCGGATGCGGCCTTGACGGTGCTGGGCGAGGCGAACACCGCCACGGTTTCCAACAAGACGCTCGACAACTCCAACACCTATCGGATGCTGGACGGGTCCACCAGCACGCGGATCGAGCAGACGGGCAACGCGGCGATCTATCTCTACTTCGATTGCGCTGGTCTCGCGGTGCAAACGCAGGCGCTGTGGCTCAACTACTCAGGTTCCGCGCCGGTTATCGGACGGAATACCGGTGCGGCGGCAGTCGGGGCGATGCAGATTCTCAACCTCACCGCCCAGGGTGCCGCTATCGGCTCGACTAACATGACGAGCGCCGGGGCACCGGGGATGTACCGGATGACCTACTACCTGGAGACCACCACCTCGGACGTAACGGCCGGCACTATCCAGTTCCAGATCGGCTACACCGACGACGTGGGGGCCACCACGCAGGTAAGCGCGGCCCTGGTATTGACCGCCACCGGGCGCACCTCTGGCGTGCTGGCGATCTACTTGGCGAGCGGCGAGGTGGCCTACCAAACCAATCTCACAGGCATCATCGGGACGTCCCAATACGCACTTCGTGCACGGCTTGAGTTCTTGGCAGGTACCTAGGGAGGGGCCTCATGACCATCAACGCCACTGCAGAGATTCTGATTGAACCCGACGACCAATACACCACGGTCGTGGTGTACTACGACTCCGTTCTCAATCGGAAGTTCTCACAGAGCGCCACCCCCAACCAGACCCTGGTCAACGCCTTCAACAAGGCGCGGGACGACATGGCGTCGCTGCTGACCGGGGGGTTGAAGGTCCAATCCATCGAGATCAAGGCGCGCATCGAGTGATACGGACAGACCACCATCGGCAACGCCCTGGATGCGGTGAAGGCGGACATCGCCGCCAACTTGGCCGGGCAGACGGTGACCATCGTCAACATGACGGTAAACGCGACCTAGGCGACGTAGTAAGATGCACCCGTCCAGGGAGGACTAGATGAACCCGCAGTTGCTCGCAGCCCTGCTTTCCTTCTCGCCTGCCTTGTTCTCCAAGCTGTTCGGCGGCGACCCGCAGAAGAAGTACCGCCAGCAGGTGCAGAAACTCACTTCGGCGCAGAACGTCGGCAACGAGACCAACAAGTTTTATAACCAGGGCCTAGCCTCGCC